AGAAGCAGTTTCCTAATGCCATGTAATTTATATCATCTGTATCATCTAAAAACATAACGCTACGCACATTCATAACATCATAATCAATTACATAATATGTATCTCCTTCTTTCAAATCCCATACACTTTTAGGTTTCTCCACATATGGGGATAAATACGACTCTGTGAAAATACCTGACTCTCCTTTATCACAACTAACATCATACCAATATTCATCTTCAGCAAAATGATAACTGTCAGCCTGTATCACATTACCTACATGACCTTTTTTATCTATTACTTTGTCTCCAACGTTAAACTTTGGCTCCTTGATTTCCATATTTCTTTACCTCAACATATCCCTTAAATCCGTATTCTTCTAATGTGTCAATAAATAACTTTGCCATTTCATCATTGTTGAAACTAGCTACTTTGATAATTTTATTTCCTTTTTGAACAGCCAATACTGGCTTTTTCCGTTTGAACAACTTTAGGCATTCGTTGCCACTGATTATAGTTAAAATTGTTTCTTCCAAAATTTAGTCTCCTTTATGATTTGTTCCAACATTTTTTATTTATTTTTCTAATTTAAATCACAAATATCTCAAATCATACATTGGATTTTTTACACTTCCTTTAAGATAGCTATTTAATGTTGATTCAGCCAAATATAAATCTTTTGAACATTGTTTTTCTGAATCATATTTTTTTATTAATTTATCTTGATCAAAAAGTCCGACTTGCTTTTTTGCAACTGAATATCTTTCATATTTTGATTTTATTTTTATTTTTGTTATATCGAATGTATCACTCTCTATCGTCACCCAATCATCATCGGTGGCACCTAAAAAATGTTTAGCATACATTGTAACGGCATTTATACATTTTTGTTTTATGCAAACGTAAAATACAATATTTTTATAGCCATGGCTTTTAATCACTCTTTTATATACCTTTAACTCTTTTCGGGCTTTTTTGCTATATCTAATAAATTTACCATCTGATCTGATATACCATTTAAAACTAAACCTATCGCTTTCGGCTAAAAGATGTTCGACTAATCCATCATTATTATCATCTTCAACTTCTACTAAAATGCATCCTTTGTATTCTTTTGAATATGTCAGAAAATTATTAAATTGCCATGGCAATAACCCCAATTCATCCATTACATGTTGAGCTGTTACGATGCCTTTTACATTTGTTATGTCATTTTTGTCAAGCATGTAAAATTCTTTGTTTGGATTTTTACTATTCATAGTATTTATTGTCCTCTTTTGGTGCTTTGTACTTCTTCATCCATCGTCTGTAGCATGTGTAACTGCAAAAATATATTACCTTTCCACAATCTTCCGTCTTATACACCCAATCGCGTTTTAGGCTAGATATAATCTTGCTTTTTCCGCAATATGCACAGTCGATGTTTTCAAATTCTTGAATCTGCATTTTTATACGTTCCATCATCGGGTTCATATTTGATATCCAAATCTTCAAATGCCTTTGATCCAAGTCCATTATCACAAATCGCTTTTATCTTGCATCCCGAGCAATTTCTGATTGTTGCTTCACAATAGTTTTTGAGCACAGAAAGCAGTACATATTCATTCAAATCATTTGTCTTGATCATTGTTTCCTCACTTTCTCCGACACACGACAGATCGCCGATTTGCAATATTTGACGTTTTCATTTTTTTCTCCTCTCAAATTAATATTCAACAATATAGGTGCCGCCAAGAACGACGCAATCCTCGATTCGTGCCTCGAATTTCGGATAAGCAGCGAGCGGTTCGTTGGCCCTTAAAATAAGGTTCGCAATTTTGCGGTCACGAACTCCGTTAAATCGCACCCCGTCTGTCAGATAGACAGGATAGACACTTCCGAAGACATAGTTGCCTTCATCAGATTCCTCGCCATCCAAGCGGAAGCGTCCCCTCATGCCGTCGCCGTCAAGAACCGGATCCCGCCTGGCCCAGAAGGAGCCATAAACCATATCCGGAAAGTCTTCCTTCCGTTCAGCAGTCGTGTTAATCCAACCGCGGAATTGCACCCTGTGGCCGTCAACATGGAACTCATGTTCCAGCCACCACTTTTTCATAAACATTTTTTTCATAAACATTGTTTTCTCCTTTGTCTTCAATCAATCCTTTTGTAATCTTAATTGCTTTTTCTGCAATCCTTGCTGTTTCATCTACACCAAAATTGATTGTCATCAGTTCGATAAGTAATTCACTAAATTGCTTTGAAAGTTCAAAACTTTGCTGTGATTGTTTCAATGCATTAGTCATAACTTTGTGAGTGTAGAATTGATCTTCCATTTGCTTTTCAACTGTATTTTTCATTGTTTTTCCTCCGCATCTTGTTTTAATTTTTGGATTTTTTTCAATGCTTTTTGTTTTTTGTTTGGGTCAATGTTAGTGATGGCTTGTAAAGCTTTTTCTATACCTCGCCAAAATACCCACTCGTTTTCAGGCATCGGAACTCCATATTTTTTGCAGTATTTTTTTATGGTTTTTGAATCACAACTTAGAAGAGCTTTATTCCTTTCTTTGACAAATTGTTTGATTGCTTTATCATTTGTAGAATTCATTTTCACTACTCACTTTCTTTAATCAATTTATCTATCTGTCCGGACAACACAAGACATGTGGCTTCGATTATTATCGACCACTCAAGTGGCTGTAATTCGTCAAAAGAAATGTCATTTTTGTTTCCTCTTTGTCCGGCAGTCATTTGTGTCATCATTTGCACAAGGTCATAGACATACTCTTTCAGAAGTTGCGGATTTCCTTTTTGTTTTCCCGTCATAAGGAATCGCCACATCGTATCTTTTAACCCATCAGCTGGATTAGTTTTCATCGTCACATTCCGTCTCTTTCCGTCTCATTTGCGTCACAATTTTCATATCTGTCGCCATCTTCAGGCTCATAGTTTGGACTTCTCCAGTCCAGTGAATCCATTGATTCACGCTGTTGTTCGATGCGGTCAAGCTCCGCATCTGTGATTATTCCGTACATTTTTTACCTCCGTAAATGCAATTTTAACGTCTTCGTCATCATACATACGTATATTTCCTTTCAATTTTCGAATGCATGGAATGCAAGTAATTTTCAACTCCTCTTCTTCTATATATATATTTTTTTATATTGATTTTTCTATGTAACTAGAATATTAGAATTACCATACATACCATACATAAAACATACTTAATTTGACATAAATAATGTCTATTTTTATTTTTCTAAGTTTAAATAAACCATACTTTTTGATTTTCTTACTTTTTTGATGTTGCGACCTGCTCTTGCAAATTCTTTTTCGATTCGCTTGAAGAATGTTTCTTTTGAAAGCATGAATCGCATATTGTAGCCCTTGTCTGGATACCATCTCGAATACAATTCATACAACTGAGTTGATGTAATTTCGTCATGCTCATATGCTGACGAATTTCTATCAATGGCGAAGCAAAAATCAAACTCGCATGCAAATACATACAAATGGTTTCCTGCGCCTTTCAAATCATTGTCGGCATTGCGGTCTGTTGGAATGGTCGAATATTTCATGCCGTTCATAACGATTCTCGTATATCCTTCAAGCGCTCGATTTAGCACATAACTAAGCCCTGTAGGCGTACAAATTTTATCCATGATATTTTTATCCGCCATGAATACATTGACGTTATTCACATCGTTTTCGTTTGTCGTGAACGTGTTGTATAAGTAATGCGTCGTCCCAAAAAAGCGCCTTAACCAACCATCTGATTTGTCTTGTGGATGGAACATATCATTTGCATCAATGAATACACTTGCAATTGGAATGAACGTCACTGGTTGGTGATTTTTGACATTAGTACTTATTGAGTTGTTATCGATTATGGCTTTGAATGTCGATTCAGATTCATACGTATCTGATTTTGGATCGTGGATGAAATTAACCCGCTTTCCAATAAGCTCTTGCAATCGAAATTCTTTGGACATTGAATACAAAGGAATTGAGCACCATAATGATTCATCAAGCATGTGTTCAACGATTTCATTTAGTTTGGTCTTGCCGTTTGAACCGTCACCAACCCACATGATAGCTTTTGACTCGACATTTTTCTCAATGAAGATGCTGCCTAGATACTCGTGGTATCGCATGATCATGTTTTCTTCTCCGGAAGGATGATTTACAAATATCTTGTGCAAAAATTCATCGTAATCCGGATTTTTCGCGTTTGGATCGTAATCAAAACCAAGGCAATATGTGCAATAGTCTTCTTTGCTATGGCTTTTCTTGAACTTCCAACACTCTGCTACATTTGATGTATCAAAATAAATCGTTCCGTTGTTGACGTTCAAACATGGTTTGGTATTCGGTTTTGCTCCTACTCGATCGGCACTTTGAATCCGTATTTTTTCAAACACCGCTCGCTCCTCTGTTGCACGCAAATCAGACATTTTTTGAAAAGACTGGCGAAGTATGATTTCATCGATTGGTTCCCAATATTTTCCGTTGAATTGGTAGAACATGCCTAAATCTTTGTAATACCATAAATCATATTGATACGCCTTTATGAATTCGTGTGCATACTCTTGTTGCGTCTTACCTCGCTTTAACATTTTTAACAAATCTTTTTTGTCTTCACCTGTGTAGTTTTCTTCAATGAATTCCTTTACCGATTGTTTTGCTTTTCGTTTGAGGTATGGTGCCATTGGATAAATATATTCATATAAGTCATCATATGTATCGTGACTTTTTAGCAGTGTTTTCACTCCATCATAAGAGTGTTTCTGCTTTAACTGGTCCGGAAACAGTCCGGCACAATATGCATCGGATATGTCTTTTATTTTTTTACCATTGTACTCATTCGGAATGATTACAAATTTGAACGGGATGCCGTATTTGAATAGCAGTTCTGCCATTTTATGTGCAAAGCCTTCACCGGATTTGTCATTGTCGAAACATACATAAACGCATTTGTAATCCTGTGCAATTCGTACAACTTCAAGCATGTGCTTGTTGCTCATGCCTGTCGCATTGCATAGTACTGTTTCACCGAATTCCCATAAACTGGCAAAATCAAATACTCCTTCTGCAATCCATAGTGTGTCGTTTCCGCGCTTGAGCGTTTCCTCACCATACATTTCATTTTCTCGATATGAACTGAATGACAACGAAGGCTTTTTGTATTTCGGATAGTCTTTCGAAATTTTTGAATCATCAAAAGCACGTGCACAGTAGTAGATTGGATTGCCACTTTTCCAAACGGGGATAATGATACGGTCTGCATATGGATCATATCCGCATTTGTAAGCATCAATAAATTTGTCACTGATGTGACGGTTGTAAAAGTACTGTCGATGCTTTGGCTCTAAGTTTTTATGAAATTGCTCAACGTTTTTTTTGAGCCGTTCCATATCCGTGACATACTTTTCATATTCTTCTTTTTGTTCATCAGACGTGCCAATGTTCAATCGATGCATCAACGATTTGAAAGCTTGTGCATTGTCACCTTTGAATTTAAGCCACGCATACATTGATATGACATCACCGCTCATTTTGCTTGAATGGCAATACCATGAATCTCCCCAAATCTGCATTGATGTTGGGTTTGAACCTTCGTGAGTCCATGAATAAGTGCGATACGATTCACCATCGGCCTGTTTTGTTGCATCGAGATTAAATTCTTGCATCAAATCGAAGCAGTTTATTTTTTCTTTAATCAGAGCTGCTACTCTCGATTTCTTGTTTTTCATCGTATCCCCTTTCTAGAATCTCAACGATTCGATATCCCGTTTGTGCCTTGCTGCAAAACACAAATTCAACGTCATAAACCATCTGCATGGTATTAAGTATCTTTATGAGCGTCTGACCAGTGGTCGCTTTTGGAGATACATTTAACCGCGGATTATGCCAAAAGCGTAAATCATCAATCGATTTGATTTGAGAGCTGTGTTCAACGAGTACGACCACATGAATACCAATCTGATTGGCACGTTCAATCTCCGCTTTGAATCGGGCATGGTCACGTGTAACGTTGGATATCAATTCCTGTAAACTTTGCTTTCTATCAACAACCAAATACGGGTTGTCTATCAATTGATAATCGCCAACATATAGCTTTGAGCGGATTATTTGATATCCGCTCTTTTTTATCTGCTTGGTTAGCTTTTCAATCGCTTTCGGTTTCTCGCGCGTGTCAATTTGGATGATTTTAGAATGGCAATTCATCGCTCGACAAATCTAGTGGCGCTTCCATTGATGCAGTTGGATTTGAACTTTCTACTGGTTTTTGGTCTTCGGGCAGCTTTTTCAATTCTGGAACTTTGAAGTCTTTGTTTCTGATTTTTTCAACTGGAACGATTGAGCGAACATACAATCTTGTTCGTAATTCTCCAGCATGTGTTCCGCCTGTTGGAATATATTCTTCTTCACCTAATACAAGTCCTACTTTTAAACCTTTTAGAGCCGATTCATCCCAATTCCATACAAATCCTTTGTTCGATTTTTCGACACCAACAATGAACGATTTGAACATAGATAAAGCTTTTTCTTTGTACGAACGATAGAATACACCGTTCCAATTGTTCCAACGTTTGTATTGTTCTCTGAAGTAGTCTTTAAATTCGCCTTCTACAATGTCGTATGAAATTTTCAAATACTCCTTATCGGCTACATCTTCTGCTCCAAAGATTTGTGCGATGTATCCGCCTGGAACTAATCGCTTAAAATCTTCGCTTTCTTTGACTTGATCAAAATTATTAATCTGTTTCATCTATATCCTCCTATTTGATTGAAATGTTGTTGCTTGTGACTAAGCGAACTCCACTGATTTGTTCACCATTTTTGATTGACTGTGCGATTGTTTTCTTATTTGGCTTGATTGTCTCAATTCGTGTGATTAAATTTGGATCGTTTTTATCTGCCCAGCCGATGAACGCTTTATCATCGTAAATATCAACCTTGCTTGATTTGCGATATGAAATAGCTACACGGCTTGTTTTGAATTTGTGTCCGTCCAAAATCTTATTCAAGTAATTCTTGAGTGATTCAGCTTTTCGCTCAGTTGCTTTTTTGCGAGCGTTCAAGTTGTCAATTTCATTCTTCAGAGCTTGCGACTCTGCTAATAAATCTTTTTGCCATAATGCAATTTGTTCAATCTTGTGGTCGCGCTCCATTTGCAAATTGTCCAATTCATCGATATTTAAGATTTCCCCTGTTTCGGTGTCTTCATCGAATTGAAAATCTTGAATAGCTTTGTCTAATTCGTATAAATTCATTTCTTTTCTCCTTTCTCGAATCCGTAATATTCTCGAATGGTCGTATCAACCATTTTCAAATCGTTGTCAATTTCATCATTTTCAAACATGCCGATTGGACTTTTTACGGTATCATTTCCGCCATTATGCGTGGTAAAAAAGTACCGTCCATCCTTGCAGTGAGCACCAAGTACGATTGTTGCAAGTGATTCAGGACTAACATACTGGTCTACCATTTTTCCTACTGTCTTTGATTTGTAGGATTGATTTGTATTGTCGTACTCCGTATGCATTAAAAAGTAGACAATTACATCATCATTGGCTTTGCCGATGCTATCCATAAGGTCAATCCATCGCTTTGCAATTTCTGTGAACTTGTCATATCCTCTTTCATTTGCCCTGTCTAACAATTCGAAAGCCATAAGGAATTGAGCATCATCAACAATGAAAGATTTAATCTTGTCTTGATATTTTTTAATTCCTCCTTCAATGTATTGATATCTTTCATATGTTGAAAGACTTCTCAAATTGATGCACTTCAAATCATTTTTAAAAGGCAACAGTTTACCAGCGGTGTTGAAAATCATGCATTCATTGCGTTTCATATTTCGCAAAGAAGCAGATTTTCCATTACCGCTATTGCCTAAAATTAGAACAACCTGTCCCATTTTTAATCACCTTGATTTTGATTGTTTAATCTATCATTGATTTCAATGCGGACGTCTTCGATGGTTTGAACAATTTTTAAAATCGTTTCTTTATTAACGAATTGATCTCTTGTTACCAATTCTTCAATGTCATCAATCAACACCTTTAGCAATGCTTCATATACTTTTTCCATTTTCATTTTTATTCCTTTCTAATCAGCACCACCAAACTACATGTAGACGATTTTTGAATCTCAAACGTTATAGGAAAAGAAAAATCATGAAAACAAATTTATATTTAAAGAAGAATATTTTACGGTTGTTAGTTGCTGTTAATCATTTGCCTACATGCAGTTTGATGATGCCGATTTATTTTGATATAATTCAATTGTTGTTGCGTGGCTATCTGTTTGATTTATCAATCAGGTAGCTTTTTTCATAAGCCTTGTCTATGTCTTTTTCTGTAAGACCTATGAATTTCATGACGCGTTTGGTTAAAAGGATTCCGTCCATAGATTCGATTCCTTCGCGTTTCATATCGGATTGAATTGATTTCCAAATAGTATCAATTTCGCGTTGTTTGCATCCTGTAAATGGACGTATATCACTTTTACGCATCCATCCGCGCGTTTTCATTTCGTATCTAAATTTTGGGTCAATTTTCACATGATCATCCTCCTAGAAATCCAACAATTAGAATTGATAAAAAAGTGAATATGATTCCAATTAAAGCATCGTGCTTATCTTTTTCTTCTTGCCTTTGCTTTCGGATTGTCTCACGCTCTTTACGTTCGCGTTGGAGCGTCAATTCATTAACGTGTTTCATCATTTCCCAATCCATCAAAACAACCTCCCTTGCACATTTTTTAATTTCATGAATTGCTTCATCATTTCAAAAAGTGCGTCCAAATTATCAAAGTCATATCCAATTCCGTAAGTATGCTTTTCATTGTCTATCTGTAGCATGTACATGTTGCGTTTTGCATAGCTCAGGTAATCGATGTAGATATCAAACAAATAGCCATTGTTTTTGAAATGGATACAATCTTTGCCAAGATGATCGGTCCAATAAGTACAGATTCCGAACCGCTCTTCTATAACTTTTTTGAGCTCTTCAATTTTCAACATTTCTGTTCACCGCAGAATTTGTTAACAAAGTAGATTTGGCCTTTTCCTGTTACTTTTGTTGTTTTCGTAATTCGAACAGAACCATCAGGATTATTGATTGTGCGTTCTTTTACTCGGAACAAATTCATTTGCATAGCTCTTTGAGTAGGCATGTTTTTGCTTGATCCACTTTTGATTAAGTACCCGTTGTCACGCATCCAAGCGAACAAACGCTTTTGACCGATATCATGACCATTCTGTTTGATAAGTTTAGCCAAATCGCCAATCAAGATATCTGTTTCACTATCATTGACCGCATCCGCGAATAATGCTTTCGGTTTCATTCGCTCAATCACAACGTCTTTTTCTTTCAATTGGTCGGCGGCCTGTTGAAGCAAATCAATCAAGCTTGATTTATTGTGAGTGATGTCGTAGGCTTTCTCGTCAGTGAGATAGGCACCACTTTTTCTGATTTGTGGTAACACCTCGCTTGTTACCCAATGCTTGAATTTTTTAGCGGATGGTAACTTTGAGCCAAAAATTAATGCATATACACCGGATTCATTGATAAAAGTAGTTTGAGTTTTTACCAGATGCCCATTTTGGGAATGTGCTTCCATCATTAATGATTCTTTGTCTTCTTCATCAACATGCGTCATTACCGCTTTACTTGAGTTTGAATAGCCTAAAATATCAGCTACATCCTTACCGACAAAATAAGGTTCATCATTAATAATCAATGTTCTTACTTCATGTTCTTCAAAATTAAATAGTTTTACTTCGTTCATTACCGTCCTCCTTTTTTGTTCATTTGAGATGTACGTGTTTAACGTCCTTTGATTTTAAAAAAATTAATCAATATGAATCATATTGATATCTTTGATATTAGCTATTTTTGCTAATGCCATAATTTCAATCACGGTCCATTTTGAATAACCAAGTTCTCTATCTTGAATCATTCTTCCATTGATTTTTGTTCCTGTGATTTTTTTGATTTCGTTTGCTAATTCATCGCGACTTAAACCAAGGTTGATTCGAATAGATTGTGGCGTGAATGAGTTCATTACTGTTTTTCATCTCCTTTCATGTACGTCTTTAACGTCCTTGCATGCACATATTACACCTACATTTGTACGTTGTCAACGGCTTTTTTGCATGTTTATACTTTTTTTACTTGCTTTTATACGTTTTTAACGTTTTTTATGGTATTATAAGTTTAGGGTTTGGAGTTGATAATATGAGAAATAAAAAAGAAAAAACATTACTTATTTATCAAGGCAATTTGCTAAAAAAGTATCGTAAGGAAAACACATCATTAACTATGGAGTCAGCTGCGCAAAAGCTCGGTAAAGCTAAAACTTGGCTATCCGACATAGAAAATGGCAGAAACAATATATATGCTCAAGACGTAATTAAATTGCTTGAAATATACAATGTCGATGTTAATGATTTTGCACGTAACATGATGAACTACATAGATAAGATTAATGAATAAACTAACACTAATAATGTCATAAATATAATTAAAATTAAAAACAATAGAAAGAGGTAAAAAAATGGGACTATTAAAATCAAAAGAAGAAAAAGAACAATTAAAAGATGCAAAAGAACAAGAATTTTTAGAAAATTACGGATTGACTGGACTTACTGGAAAAGATGCCGAATCAGTGCATGAGATAGCAAATGAATTGATTGGATCAAAAGTCATGGAAATTGGTGCAAGGCTTAATTTTGCTACAAAAAGTGAGGATTTGCTAAAGATTGGATACCTAAGAGCCATTTACGAGCAGAATTGGATAATCATCAGACAATTAGATAAATTGAATAAAAAATAAAAAAAGGCCTATCAGCATTTGGGACGATGCTAACAGGCAAAGCAACAAAAAGCGCCGTCAAGCGTATAAATCAAAATCAATTAATCCATACATGCTTTTTGTATGCTCATTATACCATCAAAAAAGCCATTGTTACAACTTTATCCTTTTTCACGGAGTTACAACAATAGCTGGTTAACGGTTAACCGTTCGCGCCCTAAAAAAGCAGGGAACGAACAAGGCGGCGCTAAGGCCTAAATTACATTAATTAAATGCATATAAAGTATACAACAGAAAGGAGAAAAAAGCAAAATGGCAGTACGCAAAGACGAAAAAAGAAAAACATGGTATTACTACGGAAAACGCAAATTGATGGATGGTACATACAAATACTATAAAAAGCGTGGTTTTTCCACAAAACGCGAGGCCGTGCAAGCAGAGCAAATATATTTGATGTCATTTTCCTCGGCCAACATCAAGCTCAACGAGCTAGTATCCATCGTGGATAAGATAAGTGACAAGCGATTGAAACAGACCACGATGAAGACACGCAAATCAACGTATGCTTGCGAAATCATGCCGTATTTGGGTGATAAATATTTGAAAGATATATCCGTCATGGATATAGAAAAGTGGCTAGGATTGCTTAAAAACATGAACTTAAAAGCAAGCTCTATCAATACGGCAAAAGGAATACTATCCGTATATTTGAATCAAGCGGTAAGACTTGGATATATACAATCCAATCCGTGCATGCTTGTCCACAATGTGAAAAACAATACTATCGCGAAAAAGCGCAACTTTTGGGAGCTAAACGAGTTCCGACAATTCATATCATGCGTTGACGATGAATTTTGCAGAGATGCTTTTACATTCCTTTATGGCACTGGCTTACGCAGAGGTGAGTTCCTAGCGCTCCAGTGGAAGGATGTTGATTTTGAAAATGAGCAAATCCATATCACAAAAACTCTAAATTTCAAAAGCAGAGAAAGCTATACTTTCACAACACCAAAAACAAAAAATTCCATTCGTAATATTGATTTACAAAAATCATTAATGGATATCCTCAACAAAAGATATGATCATGCTAAAAAATTAGATGGATTCAATCAAGATTATTTCGTATTTGGCGATTTTCGGCCATGCACGATTAATAAGCTAAGGTATAATCTCAAACATTACATTCAAAAATCGGGTGTGTCAAAAATATCAATTCATGGGTTGCGTCATAGCCACGCTACATATCTGATTCAGACTGGAAAAGTTGACGATCAACTCATAGCAGATAGGCTTGGTCATACTGTCCAAATGCTGCGCAATACATACGCTCATATATATCGCAAGCAAAGAGATGATATCAAGAGCGTACTTGATGATATTGAGAAAAAGTAGGCCAAAAGTAGGCCAAAGCATTAAAAAGTACCATATATAAAGCACTTGCGTTTTTATCATTTAA